GTTAAGACCGAGACGTTCAGAATTAAGTGGAAGCTGGCGATGTCGCTATATCCTGAATTTATATTCGAGCTAAGGCATAAATATAAAATCGTTAGAGAGAAATAGTTCTTGCAACGAGAACAAATGTAAACTATAAGAGAACTATGAAAAAAGCATATTATACTGAAAAAGAAGTGAAGCAATTAATTAAAGACCGCATCAAATACGGTGTAACTCAAATGCAAATAGCCAAAGAACTTAAAGTTTGCAGAAGTTATTTAAGTGAAGTATTAGCGGATAAAAAAAGCATTGGCAGTACTTTGATTAATAACTTGGGGTTTGAAATTGTTTACATCAAGAAGGGATCAAAATGCTCAAAAGATTAATGAACTACATAAGACGCGAGGATGAGATCAAACGATTAAAGCGCGATGTGCAGTGCCTGCATATTTTATTAAATCGCTTAGATGAAACAACCAGATTTGAAATATCAAGATTGAATCATTCAATGATAGCAGTGCAAGCGCGGGAAGAAATTTTAGTTGATGAAGTGATTAGATTGCAGGAACGAAATATTTATGAGCAATAAAGAAGTACCCGATATCGGCGAGATGTTGAAATTTTGGGAGATGAAAGCAGAAATATGGTGCGCTATTCAACGGGCGTTAGAGTGGGATCTAGATGATGAAGATAAGAAAGATAAAGAAGAATGGTTTATAGATTTAATGGTCAAAATCGAATCCCTCGGCAAAAAGGATAGCAGCAATGAGTGACGCAGCTAAAATGTATATTGCTATGCAAATAGTGTTGAACACTATTTTTCTGGCGGTTTCTCTATCGATAGTAGTTTTAGATTTTGTGTTTAAAAGGTGAATCATGACAAGCGATAGCGAAAGGTCAATGTGTATCTGTGCAAATATTATGTGTTCTCAGGCAGGAAGGTGCCTAAAGGATCAAGCATTCGAGTTGGCTCAGGTCATGCAGTACAACAACACTTATCAGGTCTATCGATGCTGTTTAAATTGCGGTGTGAAGCAAAATATAAATATTCCGGTTGGAAAAGTAGCGAGAGATTTTAAGTGCCCGATATGTGGTGTAAGTCCAAAGGAGATAGAATGAGCGAAGAAGATCAAATTAAGCTCGAAAACGGCATGATAGTTTTTAGCGATCTAGAAACACTAATGACGTTTGGTAAAGGTGTTAATGAGGCGGTGTGGGAGCAAAAGCGTAAGGCAATGTCAGAATATCTCGCGCTACATCCAGGGCTTCCCGCGAAATTAAAAGAGATATGGTACGAGATTCGAAACCGAGATTGGGGCGCGTGGGGCTTGATGCAGACTGAGCATGTCCGAATGTTTGCTACTGAAGCAGAGAAGCTACTAGGTGAACACGATTGGATTGTTCCAGGTAATTACTTTTCTGGCATGGATTTGATGGAAGTGTGTGCTGGGATTTTGCAGGAGAAGAATTGGGAGCAAGGGGGCAAATGAAAAAGCTATACAAATTAGATGATCCCACGACAGCGCTTGAGTTCTACAGCAAAGAGCGAAACGAAATTGCAGGGTATGAGCATAGCGAGACTACTGTTCAGAAAGGCTACTTCTGCACCGTAGAAGAGTTGAGAGAGTTAGTCAGAGCGTCAGTTACCGACGTAATGCAATACGCCGATCAAGGTGTGATTACATATTACGATCCGGCTTGTGATGAGATTATTGACCAATGGCTAGCGAGCAAGAACGAGGGCAAATGATTAAGAAAGCAGTTTATAGCGATGTATCTCAGATTGCCTTGGTCGGTGCTGATAAGGGCGAAGCATTCACTAGGGAGGTTTATGTTTGCACCGTGGAGGAGTTGAGGAAGTTTGCTGAAAATATTTATTGCAAGATAAACGGAGAAGAGTTTAGGAAGTCGCTTAATTCTCTTTATGCAGCAGAGGATTTTGTTGACCAATGGTTAGCGAGCAAAGGACTAAATGAAAAAGCCGAGTAAAAAAAAAGCGAGCCTAACTCTCAATGATATTGCAAAGGCAATTCATAGATTAGATTCGCAAACGAACAATGCCAACGAAAGGCAAGCGCTAGTTATGTTGTTACGATTTGCCGCAGATGGTTTAGAAAAACGATGTGAAATTCTGCCAAGGAAGCGAAATGCAAAAACGAAGTAAGAAAAGAAACCGAGGCTGTAACATCTGCCGCAGTCGCTATGAGTGCATGATTTGTTTGTATAGGCCGAGGAAGCGTGTCAAATGAATAAACCATTAAAGCGATTAATTGAAGGTAAGCCAGGCGAAAGGATTGTTTATATTGGAAATGGTTTTCTACCATCATACGAAGATTTTCAGAGAGCATTTATCTTAGAGGAACAAAAACCAATGGAACCAAAAAAAGAGATGACCGCCAAAGACGCTTGGATTGCTATGGCTAATGGGGAGTGTGTGAAGGCAGGTGACTTTGTCCAGAAGATCGAAAGTAACACCCTGCAATATTGGGATTCTGGGCATTGGCGTACGACGACCACTATTAGCAAAGGCCCCTACTCAATAGTCCCCGATCCCTCGAAGCCAGAGGTTGATGAATACGGACAAGATAGATGCAAAGTAGTTGAGTCGCGTCTTTATCCAACAGTAGAGGACGAAAGAACGGCATTGATTTGTTTCATCGAAAAGCATTTTGTGAGGAAGGAGGCGAAATGACTGAACATGACAGCTACGCAGAATACGTTAAAGAGCTAACAGCATACGACATGAAGCAGCAAGTAGCGGCAATCATCCAGCGCCATCTAGACAGCATCACAGAAGCTCGCAAGGACACGACAGGGTTGGGCATGATTCAGCACATTATTAAAATGATATTAGCTGAGGTGAATGGGTTATGATCCAATCATTTTTCGTGTGGTTGTTAGGGCCGGACTTGGCGTTAGTATTTTTGCTCGGCGCGATAATGCTATCTGTCTTCGCTTTCGCGACGATGCTTATCAATGCTTACGAAATTTTATATTGGTGGAGTAATCGCAATGCTCGAAAATGACCGAAATCCCCCACAGCATTTATTTGTGAACGAAGCGTTTAATACGACTCATATTAGAAAACAAGATGTTTACTACTTTCTGCCAACTACGGTGGAGGGGCTCCAAATTATTCAAGAGTTTTTAACTTATCAAAAATGGGCGGGGCTAACGCATGAAGAAAATGAACAGATCGCGATAGTAGTTGAATGTGAGTTGGCCAGGAAATCAAGGCCACCTACAAAATGAGCACTGATAGGCTATCAAGTTTAACGCTGGCGGCTTTTAAGGAAAGGTTTGTTCCAGATGAGAGTATTAGGATGATCGCTAACGCCATTTTTAGCCTAGCAATGAATGATTTGGACTCACCGGAAAATGAAATAAAAGATAGCGCTGTAAAGTGGGTAAACGATGACACCAGAGATGGGATTTTCTGTTTTGTTAGCGTGTGCGATTTGCTAGGGCTTGAACCTGGGTGGGTCAGAAGGATGATAGAAAAAAATCAAATAAACGTGGTTAGGATGAGCGAGTACAGAAAATGAGATACGGACTAGCGATTATAATCAGCATGTTGCTGTGGGCCTTGATACTCGGAGTCGCTCAGGCGTTCAGCGCCCCTAGACTACCATCAGTGCCTCTCTATGTCGTCTCAGTCGATAACGCATATGCCAGGCCAATAGTTAGAGATAGGGCAGTCAGGAGGGCTATAGAATACTATAAAGGCTATGGCGTGAGGATATCGAGACGGCAGGGGGAACGTAGGCCAGACCCGTTTTACGACCTCAGAGAGCGCGGAGCGACCTTCTTCTCGTTTAATGAAGAGTTCTATAGCTGGTACAAAACTCTATGGGGTGAGGGGAAACTTACCTCAGGATTAGCAATCCACGTTCTAGCGCCACCGTTTGCGATTGACGGGATTCGATATATGGCCGGTTTCGCTTTTCTCGGTCAGTTCTTTAGTTACTCCACAGCCCAGGAATATAACACAGCGGGAGATTATAGGTTCCGGCATACCGTAGTGGGTATAGCCCATGAGTTGGGGCACAGCATTTTCGGGTGCGACCATGAAGCGGGGTCTAACCTAATGAACGCTAACGCTTATGTTGAGCAGAGCCTAATCGAAGGGACGGGTAATTTGCTACCGCTTGGGCCGATATGTGCATCAAAGATTAAGAAATTCAGTTTATAATAAAAAATACATACGTGTTGAAAAAAGCCTATAGCACCGAAATATTTAATGATGCCGCTTCACCTGAGCAGATGCTATGGATGGCTGTAATAGAAAGGGTAATTTTAGATGCAACTAGCACAAAGAGGTTAAGCATAGATTGCGGCAATCGGGTAAAGAAGGATGCATTAAAATGGGTACTTAACTGGCGAGAGGACGATATAGCAGAAGTAGGCACTTTTGTTTGGGTTTGCGAAAACGCAGGTTTGGAGCCTAATAAGATAAGAAACATTGTTATAAAAGCATTAGAAAATGGTACAATTTACACAAGCGTTAAATCCCTGAACATGTATAAATTAATTAAGAAACTGGAGTATTAAAATGAAAAAGCTATTAATCGCATTGCTACTAATCCCGACAATTGCAACAGCCCAGCAGAAGTACACCTTCTCAGAATACCTAGGCGGCTTCGGACCAGGAGAGATTGCAGCTATAGATCAAGCCTATAAACCATCGCTACAAGGCACACGGCCAGCGTCAGGGAGTATATATGTGCCAGTCCCGTCCATGGTCTACGAAATGGGGCGAGGCTACGTGCCAAGCACAGGGCTTGCTCAAGTACCAGGTAGGCAGTTAACGACACCATTAGGCACAGCGCTTGGTTTTGATAATGTCCCTGTATCACCTAACAGCCTTTTTAACCCTTACGGATACGGAAAATAAGGTTTAGTATTGACACATGGGCAAAGATAAGGATCTTGGAGGTCGACCAACTAAGTATAAGGCTGAGTATGCTAAACAGGCAGGGCGACTATGTGCGCTAGGGGCAACAGATGCGGATCTAGCTGAATTCTTTGAGGTAACTGAATCAACTATTAACCTTTGGAAAATAGAACACAGTAAGTTTTCGGAGTCCATGCTTGAAGCTAAGCAAAACCATGATTTCGAAGTGGAACAGGCGCTAGCTAGGAGAGCTAAGGGCTTTATGAAGGTTAAGCAAGTGTTCAATCCAGAGGGCAATATTGTAATGCTTCAAGAGGAAGTGCCACCTGATACTAACGCGTGTTCACTATGGCTTAGGAATAGGCAGCCGCAAAAGTGGCGAGATAAGCAAGAGCATGAAGTTACAGGTAAAGACGGAGAACCTTTTATCCCAGTTTTAAACATAACCCTTAAAAAATGAGCGCTCTAAATCTAGAGCTACATCCTAAGCAAGCAGCGGTGCTAACGACTACCGCGAACGAGATCGGTTATGGAGGCGCGGCAGGAGGCGGTAAGAGCCATCTAGCCCGTGTATTAGCAATTCTATTAGCTCACGCTATTCCAGGCTTAAACATATACCTGTTTAGGCGCACTCATAATGAGCTGGTCAAAAATCATTTCACCGGTCCGACCTCGCTACCAGCGTTATTAGCTACATGGGTTAGAGGCGGATATGTCAACATAGTTAAAGATGAGGTTAGGTTTGGGAACGGACCAGATAAGGCTAGCCCAATTGATAACGGTTCGCGCATATTCCTATGCCACTGCCAGCACGAAAAAGACGTATTCGGCTGGTTAGGTCCAGAAATGCACGTTTTAATCCTAGAGCAAGCTGAGCAGTTTAGCCCGTTCATGATTCAGATGCTCAGAGGCCGCAATCGTATCCCTGATGCGCTTATAATACCCAATGAGTACAAGGCGCTGCTACCGCTAACGCTTTACACTTTTAACCCTGGGGGTGTTGGACATGCTTTCTTTAAGGCTAAGTTCGTCAAGGCTCTAAGGCGTGGTCCTGATGGTATATCCGAGATAGTTCAGCAGCCCGATGAAGAAGGCGGCAAGCGTAGGCAGTTTATACAGGCAAAACTAGACGATAATCCATCGGTCAATCCAGATGAATACCGCAAGACATTGCGCGGCTTACCTCCTAGAATGGCTAAAGCGCTAGAGGAGGGTGATTTTGACCAGGTGGTTGGCGCTTTCTTCCCTGAAATTGATAGGGCTAAGCACTTGTTCAAGCCGTTCAAAATCCCAGAGCACTGGGTAAGGCTGCAAGGTATGGATTGGGGATCGTGCGGCGAGGCAGATCCGTTTAGTATTGGCTATTGGGCAGTAGTGAGCGAGCCAACTAAGGTTTTAACTGTGCAAGGTGAAGGGGTTACTTTACCGCGTGGGTTCTTAATCTGCTATAAGTCCTGGTATGGCAAAGGATTACCAAAAGTAACCGCTACAATGGTGGCTCAGGGGCTAAAGACTAGAGAAGTAGGCCAGCATATTAGCGCAAGGGTAGCAGGCGGCGATATTGACGAGCACAAAGGTCACGGCCCTAGCCTATTCGAGATATTCAGCGGCGAAGGTATTCATTTCCAGAAAGCTGATAGACGAAGGCAGCCTGGGCATATGCAATTTAGAGAGCGCTTAGTAGGTAAGAACGATCAACCGATGATAGGCTGGTTTGAAGAGTGCCAGGATGAGCTAGAAACTATCATGAACTTGCAGCACGATATGCACGATCCGAACGAGTGCACAGAAGCCGATGATCACGTCTACGAACAAACTCGCTATATCTGCATGGCAAGACCCTGGAGCAGAGAAGCACCATCTTCTGAATTACCCTTGGAAAAAAAATTCAGACAGCCTACCATTAACGAGTTATGGGATCTTAAAACCCAGCAAGACAGGTCTAGAAGGCGATAATGACTGAAGATATTAATGAAGATGATAAGCCGCAGCCTAATGCACAAGCAGATGAGGCGCTTGTAACTAAATGGCTTAAAGAAATAGCGTCAGTCAGGGAGTGCAAAGACCAGCAGAATTTCGAACGTATCGGCGAGCGCATAATCAAGAAATATAAAAACGCTAAGAACACCAACTTAGCTGATTCAAACGGCGTTGTCCCATTAGGCGAGATGTTCAATGTGCTTTGGTCTAACGTGGAAGTGCTCATGCCAGCGCTATATAGCCGTATGCCTAAGGTAGTAGCTGAGCGCGTGTTCAAAGACAGCGATCCAGTTGGGCGCATGGCGGCAGAAGTAGCAGAGAGAGCGACGCACTATCAGCTATTAAGCCAGCAGGACAGGTTTAATTATGCCATTAGTGCAGCAGTTCAAGACAGGTTGCTTCCAGGGCGCGGCCAGGTTTGGCTCCAATACAAAGCCGACTTCGAGCCAATGGTTGATGATGAAGGTAAGGCAGTAGTCGATAAAGCAGGGATGCCAGTCAAGCAGCCTAAGCCTAATACAGAAAAAATAGAGGTTTGCCCCGTCTATTGGCAGGACTACCTAGAATCAATAGCGCGAAATCAATTCGAGGTCAGATGGCGCTGTAAAGATATATACATGACCAGGCAAGAGCTTATATCAGAGTTCGGCGAGGAGATTGGCAAGGCGGTATCGTTTGACAGTAAAGAGGGCAAAGCTAAAGATAAAGATAAAGATAAGCAGAATGATTTACTCAAGCAAGCCTTAGTGCATGTCATTTACGACCTACCATCAAAGCAGGTTATTTGGATAAGCCCAGGCTATAAGCAGGCACCGCTAAAGCTTCTAAAAGACCCGTATAAGATTAAAGACTTCTGGTGTTGCCCTATCCCGTTAGTAGCTACAACAACAACCGATAGCACTTACCCTACAGCCGATTATGTCATTTATGAGGCGATGGCAGAAGAGCTCAACTACACAATGAAGCGCATGAACGCGATGGTTGACTGTATTAAGCTAGTTGGCGCAATGGCTTCTCAGTACACTAAAGACATTAAAAACATGCTCACAATGCCCGACGGCGGTTTGCAGCCAATAGATAATTGGGGTGCATTCGCTGAGAAAGGCGGCCTTAAAGGTAATGTCGATTGGCTGCCTTTTGATCAATGCGTTGCCGCGATACCCGTTCTGTCTGCCCGTATATCAGAGCTAAAAGCGTGGATTGATGAAATCACCTCAATGCCAGATATTGTAAGAGGCAGTTCAGACCCTAACGATCCAGTATATACACAACAGCAGAAATCACACTGGACTGTTATTAAGCTGATGAAAAAGCAACAGGATGTGCAGCGCTTTTGCCGCGATATAATTGCTAAAATGGCCGAAATGGTGTTTGAGCCTGGCTTTTTTGCAGATGAAACAATCTGGCTAATGGCAGGTGTTGGTCAAATGCCACCGGATAAACAAGGGCTATTCGTTCCAGCCTTGCAGCTCCTACGCGACGATCGCATGAGAACTTTCAGAGTCGATATTGAGACAGATAGCACTATAGCTATTGATGAAGATCAGGTAATGGCACGCTGGATGCAGTATCTTGAAGCGATTCAAAACATATTTTCAGGCTTGCAGAACATAGCGCAATTTAGACCTGAGCTAATGAAGCCGATGATAGAATCAGCACTTGGCGCGGTTCGTACCCTAAGAACAGGTAGAGCAGTAGAAGGCTCATGGGAAAAAGCGCTAGAAGATATAGAAGCGGCCGATAAGGAAGCAAGAGACAATCCACCGCCTCTGCCTCCAGACTATGAAGCGATGAAGGCGCAGAATGAGCAAGCTAAAACTCAAGTTGCTCAAATGCAGGTGCAAAATGAGCAGATGAAAGGCCAAATGGAGATGCAAAAATCTCAGGCCGAATTTCAGCTCAAACAAGCGGATCAGCAATTCCAGCAATTTGTTGAGCAACAAAAACTTCAGCTAGATGGTCAGAAATTGCAAATGGATTATGAGCTAGGCAGTCAACGGCTCCAGATAGATGCTAGTAAGACTATGAGCACAGCAGAAATAGACAAGCTGTATAGTCAATTAGAAGTATTCAAACAACAGTTCACTCAGCAGCTAGACACAAGCCGTTTAGAGTTCGATAAGCAAGCCAAAATGCTTGAAATGCAAGAAAAGCTGATGGAAGAAAAGAGGCTTAATAGCCAGATGGTTTTAGAGCATGAGCGTTCTATGATAGAAAGCAGCGCTAAGGGCAAGCCTCAAAATATAACTATTCACATGCCAAAACAAAGTAGTGAGGCTAAGGCCAGCGAAGGGGATGCAAATAAAGCAGAGCCAAAGAAAAAGAAAGTTAGAGTTTATACTCCGATTAAAGATGACAAGGGCGAAACTATAGCGGTTAAAGCTGAGGAGCAGTAATGGCCGACAATGTAACAGTAACTAACAAAAAGACTAGTTTTGATGCTAATACTAACGCAGATATAGTTACGCGCTCCGTTGATAAGAGTAGCAAACAAACACAGGTTGTTATTGTAGATTATGGCGGCGCAGGCGCAGAAAGCCTATCAGTTCCAGACTTTGCAACCCAAACAACCCTTTCGGCATTAAATGGCAAGGTAACTGCGGTGAATACGGGCGCGGTGGTCATATCATCTTCAGCGTTACCTACAGGAGCCGCGACAGAAAGCACGCTCTCGACGCTAAACGGCAAGGTTACAGCATGTAACACTGGAGCAGTCACAATATCGGCAGCTCTACCAGTGGGTAGTAACACAATCGGGAACGTGGCAGTAAATAAAACGGCACTTACTCCATCAAGCCCTACAAGCGCATCAGTAGGAGTCGCGAGCGCATCAGCTTTAGCAGCTAACGCAAGTAGGAAAGGTTTAGTTCTTACGAATCTTTCAGTTAATAATATATCTTTCGGCCTTGGCACAACAGCGGTTTTAAACTCAGGTATTACTCTAACACCTAACGGCACTTGGGTTATGGACGAGTACACGTTTTGCACGTCCCAGATTTTTGCGATCGCGGGCGGCGCATCATCAACCTTAGCAATCCAAGAGTTTGCGTAATGCCAGTCAACAATCCGCCAAGCGCAGCACCGACAACAGCTCAATATTTAGCCTTAGCCAACGACAGCACGCTATCAGCGGAGCGCGTTCTTACTCCTGGCACCAATCTTTCCGCAACCGATGCAGGAGCAAATAGCACTTATACACTTAACGTAGCGCTTCAATCGCTTAGGATTAACGGAACAAACGGGATACTGACTGTAACGCCAGCAACAGATCAAAATGATTATAACCCCACCAATTTCTCCTCTTGCACGTTTCTTCGAGTAAACCAATCAGCCTCAATTAAAATTACAGGCATGGTACCAACGAACACCGATAGAGTTGTGATAGTTCAAAATGTATCAACAGATTACCTATTAATCTTAGAGCGTGACTCAGCATCAAGTACGGCAGCTAATCGAATGACGTGGGGATCTCGGATACCTTTATTTTTAACCCCTGGCGATACTGCGCAATTTATTTATGATAGCACCGCCTCAAGATGGGTACTTATTGCTACATCTAAAGCCGATGGTTTTGGACAATTCACAAATTTTACAGATTTCAATAACTCCCGTGGTGACTACGAACAAATCACAAGCGGCACAGGATCGAATATAGCACCCGCAGTCTACCTATCCGATGCAACAGAAAAACCTTACGGAGTTTTAAGGAATTCTACTGGAACTACAACAACAGGCAAAGCTTATATAGGCTCACCGAATAATAACTCAATTGTGCCAGCTCAGGGCTACGCGCTATTTCTCACCAGAATTGCAGTAGATACACTTTCTGTACTAGCAGAGCGATACCAAATTTTTGCAGGGTACCATGACGCACCAGCTAGTACAAACGTAGTTGACGGGGTTTATTGGCTCTATGATGAGGCCGCCTCCGCAAACTGGAGGATCGCATCTTCCGCAGCAAGCACAGCCAGTATAGCCGATGCCTCTCCGTCTCTTACTGTAGATTTAACCTATATCTGGCTAGGCATCTTTATTAATCCTGGTTGGACACGCGCAGATTTTTTCTCATCTACTGATTCTGTTACATGGGTTTACGGTGGTACGCGAAGCACAAATATGCCGACAGCTACTCAGCTAGTGAATATAAGTGTGGGGATCAACAAAACTCTAGGAACTACATCAAGAAACCTTAATATCGATCTATTAACAGATAGATATGAACTTACCAGAGGGTAGGGTCTTATGCTTTTATTAATGAGGCCGAGCTTTAGTTCAGATGGCGGTCCCACGCCTCCTGTAATCCCTGTATATGATGGCGATTACGTAGATAAATATATCTACCCTAAGCTTTTAAAGAAAAAGAAAGAATTAGAAGCAGAGGAAATATTCTCGCTAAAGCAAGATACTGTTATTGATGATGCCTTTGAACGTGCAAAAGAAATCAAGACCGACATAGTTGAGGCTAAAGAACAGTCGGTTGATGTTGAATCGATTGCTAAGAACATAGCAGCTAGAAAAGCTAAGGCGATAATAGATGAGAATCTAAGGCTGGCTAAGGTAAAACTTGAGCAAGAGCGCATAGCTAAAGTCAGAAAAGAAGAGGAAAGATTAGCTAGAGTCAGGGCTGAAGAGAATAGACTTGAGCAGCTAGCAATAGCCGCTAAAGCAAAGGCTGAAGAAGTTAGACAAGCTAAGATCAAGGAATTGCAAAGAATTGAGGACGAGCGCATTAAACTTGAGGCTAAAATAGCTAAAGAGCAAAGAAGCATAGCGCTGATTGATGAAATCCAGGATTGGGCAGATTTAATTGACGAGTTTGACGATTAAATAATTACCCTTGAATTAATTTTTAGAAACGAGCATTTAATTATTATGTCTAGAAAGGTTTATAAATTTGTAGGCGGCTCAGTTGTAGAGGTTGGGGAGCCTCAAGCTAGTGAAGGTGAGGCTTCCGCTTTCTTAGTTGATGATACGTTACCAACACCATTAAGAAACCCAGTTACAGGCGTAATTTATACTTCGAGGAGCGAATACGTTAGATCAGTCAATAACGCAGGTTGCAGAATTGTCGGGAACGATTGGATTAATGAGGGTGGTCCTAGAAACGATGTAAAGGACAAGATAAGCGACGAAAAGATAATGGACGCAATTTATAGGGCCGAGGCAATAGAGAGCGATCCAGATAAAAGAGCAGCTAAAAGATATGAAGAGCAGCGCGATTTAGAACGGTATTATGGCAGACAGCACGATAAGATTAAAGCTATTTGGGATGCCAGAGAATTAACAGGTAGAAATGAAAGACGATAATCAGTTATTAAATAGTGCAATGGATAGCGCAGAAGCTCAAATTCTAGAGAGCCGCGATCCAGTAGAGCCTGAAGAAACGAAGAAAGAAGTAGAAATTGAAGGTGCTCCCGAAGTTGAACAGGTAGAGCCAGAAGAGAAAGAACAGAATTTAGACCAAGAAGCAGAGACAGAGAACGAAGCACAGGCAGCGGCTCCTATAGCCGATGATTCTGGAGCACCGCCTCCCGTCTTTTGGTCTAACGAGCAGAAAGCTTTGTGGGCACAAGCTACTCCAGCATTAAAGCAAGTAATTGCGGCTAGAGAGTTACAGCTACAACAGCAAGTAAGTCGGTTTGCTAACCAAGCAAAGAAGGCAGAGCAGTATGAGCAGCGCTTTTATTCTGATTTTGAAGCTCCAGAAGCAGCAGATCGGCATAAAGCAGAGCTTAGACTACAAGGATTAAGAGATCCGATTGATGAGCTGCATAGATATCGCGACTGGGATCGCGTATTTAAGGCAGATCCAGCATCGGCGCTTTATGATCTAGCGCGCAAAAATAACCTTCAGATACAGATAAACGGCGAGGTCGATGAGACTTATAGCCAGCAGTCAAATGATCCACGATACGAAGAAATCAGGAACGAGTTTCAAGCTTTGAAAACAGAGCGAGAAAGTGAGCGTGCAGCGCAAAAAGAGCAGCAGTTAGCGAGTGAAGTCAATGCTTTTAAATCAGGCAAAGACTCAACAGGCCAGCCGATAGCTCCTTTCGCATCTATGTATGCACCACAAATTGATCAAGCGTATCAGCAAATCATGGCAATAGCAGAAGAACAAGGAACACCTTATAGCGTAACACAGGGGCTAAATGCCGCTTATGAATACGTTAAATCGGAGGTTTCTAAAATTCATGGCATTGCAGCCCCTAAGCAGAAAGATCCACAGCTAACTATTGAGCAAGCAAAACGCGCTCAAGATGCTGCGACTTCTGTTAATGGCGCTCCGACTTCTGGTGTAGCAACTCAAAAACCTCGATTAAAAGGAAAAAACTTTAACGAGAAATTTGATAGCGCTTTTGATGTTGCTTATGAACGAGCAAACGGCGCTAGATAATCTCTCTTTTTAAACAAGAGGAATTTATTTATGCCTAGTCCGAATACCAATTTTGCAGGGGATCTCTTAAGCACCACAGTGCAAATGCTTGAAGATGATCTTTTTGACAATATAACCACAAAGAACGCTATCACAGCGATGCTTAAAATGAACGATGCTATCAATTCGATTGATGGTGGGATCTCAATTGCGATTCCTATCATGTATCAAGAGAATGGAAGCTATAAGCGTTACAGCGGATCTGAGCAGTTGAATACATCAAGCAATGAAGTGTTTTCAGTGTTCCAGTACGATCCAAAGCAGATAGCTATCAACATTCAAGCTAACGGGCGCGAAATCGCTCAAAACTCAGGCCGATCACAGAATCGCGACCTAGTTAAAGCTAGGGTAATGAACGCTAAAACCTCTTTTGAGAATCAATTCAATATCGATCTTTTGTCGGCTGGATTGCTTTCAAATCAAATCGGTGGATTGCAGAATTTGATCACTAACGACGGTTCAGGAACTGTGGCAGGTGTTGCTAGAGCGTCCTTTTCTTTCGCTAAGAATCAGTTTTACAGAAGCACCACAGACGGTGGATCCGCTCTATCAGCAACCAATATTATCCAGTACATGGATAGGTTGGATGTATTACTACAGAGCTATAAAGCTAAGACCAAAGTTATTCTCAGTGACAATAACTCTTATCAGTTCTATGAAGGAACGGTTCACCCGCTTCAACGTATTACTCAAGAGAAGGGCGCACTTGGTAAACTTGGGTTCAGAACTTATGCATATAAAGATGCGGAAGTTGTTTTTGAGGCCTCTGTTTCAGGTATGCCAGCTAATACCCAGTATTGGCTAGATCCTGAAGTTTTAGAGCTTCGCTACTATGAAGGGCGTAACCTTACACGACTTCCTAAGCGCGATAGCTTCAATCAAGACAGCTCGATTGAGTATTTGGCATGGATGGGTAACCTAACTGCTAAGAACTTCCGTCGTCTCGGTGTTTTGAATAACGATTAATTTTAATAATTTTTAGGAGAAAACATCATGCCATTAGTAAACGTATACCCAACAGGCCTATCACAGGCTCAGTATGAGCAGACCTACTTATCTTTGACTACAGACAAAAGCTTTCCTGGATTTCTTCCAGGTGATGCTAGTTATGATAATCAAGGTGGAAAATGGTTGTTTGTACTAGCAGGCGCAGCAATAGCACAGTACGACTTATGCTCAGCTACTTTTGCAGCTATTCCAGTTGCGACAGCAGCAACTATTACTACCTTAACAACTACAGCTAGTAGAATCATCGGTATAGCTCAAGTAGCTATAGCCTCCGGTTCTTATGGTTGGATTTGGTTAGGTGGTGGTGGTGGAGTAGGGCGTGGTATTAAAGTTACCGCAGCAAGTACAGCAACTACAGCAACTAAACTTTATGGAACAGCAACGGCAGGACAAATTTCATCTTCCGTTAATGCTCCATTGATTCAAGGCCTTCAAACTTGCACTACAGGTACAGGTGCACTTGAAGTTTATTCAACTGGTATTTTATCAGTTAACGCTCAAGACTAATTAAATTAGAGGGGGTCGGCTGGTTTAGCGACTCCCTCTCTAGTTTTAAATAAAGGAAAATAGAAATGGCAATTAATGATATTAAAATAGAAGGGCTAGATCCATATCAAGATTATGATATGTCAGCCTCCGAGGATACACCTCCAGGTTTAATCCGTATATGGTTTAGCCTAGAGTCGGTGTTTATGCCATTTCTATCAGCTCAGGAAGGACGCAAGGTTGATAAAAATTTCATTTATATGAATTGGGAAAAAGAGCTAGGCAGATCCATCGGTCGCCAGCGCATAAATGATGTAGTTGAGTTTGATGAAACTACCCAGAAATGGAAGATTAAAAGCTTTGCTCCACAAGAATCACATATAAAAACCTACCCTAACGAATGGAACGCCTTCTTCAATAATACAAGAGCGGACGATGCAGGAACTCCTGTAGAGCTTCTATTTAAGAACGATCCAGCAAGAGCTAGTCTTTACAAGCACCATGGGGTGCATACGATTGAGCGGCTTTCAGGAGTTAGCGAAGGCGATGCTGCATTGATAGGCATGGGCGCTCTAGATGACGTGAAACGCGCAAAAGCGTTTATTGCCAAAACTAATACAGGAGTATCAAATTCTCAGTTTGAGCTAGAAGTACAAGCGCTAAAAGAGCGAAATGAATCGCTAGAAAATAGCGTGCGTGATTTAACTGAGAAGTTAACAGAGATGTTAAAAAGAGAACTTTCAGCAGGCGACGATGATTCAGAGCCAGCAAAAAAGCGCGGACGACCTTTTAAAAATGAAACGATAGGAGTTTAAATTTTATGCCAGAGAATCTACTTACCGATCAATTAACTTATGGGGCTAGTATACCAACGCAAGCAGCTAGTTTACTAGGCAATGTAACCGCTACAGCAGCACCACGTTATACTGTAAGCACAGGGCTTGTAGCTACTGGCACTGTAATTGGTGATGCATTACAGCTTACGAGGCTTATTAACATAGTAGCAACTGCGGCAGCATCAACGGGCGTTAAATTGCCTCCAGATGTAGCTATTGGGCAACGTGTGATTGTGCAAAATAATGGTGCTAACACAATGAACTTATTTCCTCCTACCTCATCAGGAACACTTAACGGTGGATCGGCTGGTGCAGCTTTGACTATAGCAGCTGCCGCAGGAAATGAGTGTATTAGATTGAGTACTACTGACTGGCTAGTATCTGTATTTGCTAAAGAGAACTAAACGATTAGCGCTATTATTTTTGGAGGATTAATATTATGAAAAGAGTGATAGCGCTAGTTTTAAGTCTTTTTATGGCTCTAGATGTTTCGGCGCAAGGTGCACCATTTAAGGGTACATTTATAGCAGCTACTATAGCTTTTGGGTCCGTTACTGTTGCTTACACAACATTTTTAGCCAATACAAATAGCCTGGTTGATTTAGATATACTTAATTTAACTGATGCTTCTATAACATGCCAAAATACGGGATCTACTAACCCATGGACTATTCCAGCATATAGTAGTCAAACTATAAAGCTTCGAGACGTTGGATTATATGCAAATGGAAATATAAGCTGTAAATACACAACAGTAGCACCTACTGTCGGTAGTGTTGTAGTGCAAGGAAGTTATTAAAATGAAGAAATTACTTTTTTTTACCTTATTGCTTTTAATCCCTCAACTAGCGCAGGCGGATCGCGCTTTCTATTCCGCGTTTAGCTTAGTGCCTGGGGCTACGGCTCAGGGGGATATTGTTGGTGCAACAACTCCCTTTAGGATTCTTCAAGGAACAGCAGACGGCGCAGATAACCGACAAACTATCATAGCTGGAGGTGGAGGGGCAGCCGAGAATAGAGGATCTTACATTCTTCTTACAGGAAACGAAAACGCTAATGCGGGCGCTATAAATATTTATGGCGGTAATAACACAACTAGCAACGTAAACCTTCTAGTAGGTAACGCTTCAGCAAAAGTTCAATTTTTCAACGCATCTACTGCGGTGATGTGGGATATTAACAACTCAGGAACTATCACCCAAAACGCGACTAACGGTGGCGATATAATAATGCAAAAAGCAGCTACTACCCTTTCAGTTAAAGGCGGTGGCGCGGCAGCAACATCAGGGACATTTACATGCAACGGTGTCACAGCAGTTGTAGTGTCAACAACAAACGCATCAACTGGTATGTCGTTAGCTTTTTCGCCTAACACAATTTCAGGCACGGCAGGAATTGGCGCGCCATATGTCTCAGCAATATCAGCAGGTACAAGCTTCTCAGTTAAATGCTCTATAGTTGGTGAGACTTCGACATATAACTGGGCAATGATCAAGGTGACATAATGAAAAAATTAATCGTACTAACCCTCATCCTCTCAGGCTGTCAGCTAACAATCCAAAGGCTACCAAGCCCAGTAGATCCAGACGTGGCAGGAGCGCTAAAGCAACTCGCTCAGAATGTTGATGTGCTGGCGGCGGATTATCAGAAGCGGAAGAAGGCGGAAGTTAAGAAGTAAGGCGATGAATGGCAACAGCAAAAGACTTAGCACAGATTGGCACGAATGCTAATTTAGCGCTGTTTCTTGGGCATACTACTGAAAATGCGATAGTAGCGGCTGGTAATAACTCGCAGGCTAACGCTTATCAGCTAACTAAAAACATCAATATTATATCAACAGCAGTTGCAGGAGTTACAGACTCAATTAAACTGCCATTGTTTATAAATTGTCCCGCTGGTTTTGTATTTGGTAAAAACTATAGCGTAGCAACTGTTAACCTTTTTCCAAATACAAACGGTCAGTTTCCGGCTTTGGCGGCTAACGCAGGAATAGCAGTTCCAGCGGGATCTATGTTTCTTTATTTTAAAGATGATGGGCAAAGCGGTTTTACAACAGAATATTGGATGGGGGGTGTATTTGCATGACGACCATATTAGAACTTGCTAAAACATGCGCTAGGCGATTAAAATTAACAGTACCCACGTCATTTTTTGCTAATACAAGCAATAATATGGTTCTTCTTCAGACCATGATGCTTAAGACGATTGATGATATTAAGGACGAGTTTGAATGGCCAGAGCTAACAAGAGAATACGCATTTAAGCTAGTCTCTGGTGTTGATTCTTATCCACTTCCAGGTGATTATAATTTCAAGCTAAATCAAACGCTATGGAATCGCACCGCTAAGTGGCCTTTAATTGGACCTTTAAATGGGCAAGAATGGCAAACTTATAAATCAGGAATCGTAGCAACTTTTCCAAGACAGCGCTTTAGAGTTAAAGGCATCGGCTATAACAAATTTTTTATAGATCCACCTCCTGATTCAAGTTCAGAGGGTCAAGTTTGCATTTTTGAATATATTTCGAGAAGCGCCATTGTTCCAGTTCAATGGACTCCCAATACGGCGGGTGGAAATCAAGTTTCTAATAATGGTCTTATACTTTATTCAGCGGCAGGAACTACTGCAAACAACGGACAAGCTCCAACATATGGAGTCGATAATACAGTTTTATGGGACTCTGTGCCAGATTACGTCGCAAGTATGATTTACTATGTGGGGCAATATGTTTATGCTAATTCAAAAGTCTACAAGGTAACTACTTCAGGACTTTCAACAGCTACTATACCGTCTGTTACTTCAGGATCGGAAACTATTGGTACAGCAGTATTTCAGTTTCAATCTAATGCTAGCCCTTGGGTTGGCGGCACGGCTTATAATATTGGCAATTTTACATCGGCTAACTCTCACGCTTATATTTGCACATCGTCAGGCATATCAGGCAGACTATCGCCTAAGTTTTACGATGTATTGCCAGGCGGATCGGGAGGTTCAGCTCAAAGCGCGTACCCTCCTAATATATTATATAGGTATATTATCGATGGCACGGTAACTTGGTATATTATTGAAGCCCCATTTGAGATATTTACAGCGGATACAAATCAAGTAGTTTTAGATAACGGTTTCATAGTAGATGGTACTGTATGGCGTTATAAAGCTGAATTAGGCTTAGACTATGAAGATTTACGCAAGCAAGCAGAAGATCAAAAAGAATTAGCAAAAACGAAACTAATAGGGGCAAGTTCCGTCAATGTCGGTAATCGTTATGGAATACCGTTTGGCATCGGTCCCTGGTCAATTCCAGAAGCAAATTACGGGAGTAGTTAACAATGCAATTTAGAACGCCAGCGCCAGCACCTCTATCAACTCCTAAATCATACGAGCAAAACATAGCTGAGTTTGTGCAGCGTCAGCAAGCAGCACATCCCTATAACACAAGTGCGCCTATGGCAGCGCCACAGTCACCTATGGGAACGACTCCTACGCCTTCCGCTACTCCATTAGGACCACTAGCCCAGATAGCATTAAAGGAATCTCTTTTTGGTGGTGAGTCCGCAGCCGCTCCTGGTGTATTGGGTGGATCTAGCGGCGCTGATGTTTTAGCGCTTGGTCAAACGATGCCAACAGTAGGGCCGACGGTAGAAAGTGCAGCTACTATAGCACCTGAATCTAGTATGTTTGCATCGGCTGGAATACCAGCAGCGGCGGCAATAGCTACACTACTTGGCGGACGCTCAGGCTTAAGAATGCTACAAGGCAAGCAGAAGAATTGGAAACATGCAAGTCTAGCCGATAATGCAGGAAGAGCTACGCTAGCTATAGCAACAGGTGGGCTTTCAGAAGTAGCTAATAAACTATTTGGAGGCCATAGATCAACGCAAGATCGTCAGCAAGGCAGATGGAAAAGCTTGTATAATGATGGCAAAGTACCTGATTTTTTCATGTCCGATCCTAACATTAATCAAGACATGGGAGTCGACGACAACAAACTAGCATCAGGCAAACTAGGAGGCCGCGACGTTTGGGCAACTTCTGGCATGTTCGATACATTCGGCAAAGATTGGGCAACTACAGGCAACGAAGCTCAACGAGAGCAGATAGCAAAAGCCATGCTCGATAAAAAGCTATTTGATACTAAAAAAGGTGTTACCTACGTCACTAATCAAGACGAGGCTAGGAAAATAAAAGATGAGATTCTAGGCGCTCCAGCCCCTAAAAAGGCTAAATAATGGCACAAAGATCCGGTGCGGTAGTAATTCCAGCGCCTTCGATGGGATGGAATACTAAAGATCCGATCTCTCAAATGGACCCGTTATATGCGGTTGAAATGGAAAATTTCTTTCCTGATAATGGTACGGTTACATTAAGAAAAGGTACGCAATATCATGTTAGCGCTTGTGGAACTGTTTATGGGATGGGTACCTATACAAGAAGCACAGGCACAAACTATTTGCTATCCGCAGAAGTCTATATAAATAAAATAATTAAAATTTATAACTCATCTACTGGTAGCGCTCCAGCGGTAGATATTACAGGCGCGGCTACTTGGACAGCGGGAAGCGGTCCGATGCAAACAGTAAACTTTAGAGATAAAATATTCTTAAAAGACGCATCAGCTACAGGGGATGTATACTGGTGGCAAGGAGCTGGAAATATAACAGCAGCAGCTTTTACGGGGCCAGGTGGTGATGATAAAGACTTAATGTGCCCTTTTGCCTATAAAGGAAGATTATATTTTGCCCAATTTACGGCTCCTGTTTTATGGTACGCGGGGTTTAATTCTATTACGGGCGCCTTAGCTTCTTTTGATTTAAGCTCAATTCTTACGCTAGGCGGTCGAATTGTTTATGTGGGTTCAATAACCTCAAATTCTAGCGATATACAAGAAGCAATGCTTCTTATTTCAGATAAAGGAGAGGTACTTGTTTACCAAGGCAATAATCCAGGAGATGTCACCTGGTCTATCATTGGTCATTATTATATACCGCTTCCATGCTCGATTAAATCTTTTTTCAAATGGGGACAAGACGTTTTAGTAATTACTAATCAGGGCTTAGTATCTATTTCCCAAGTTATGAGCCAGGGTGTAAGAGGTCAATATGAATTTATATCTGATAAAATACAAAGTGCTTTTATCTCAGCGGTAGCAGGGCAGTATATTACCCCAACTTATGGTTATTCTAGTTTTACCTTTATAAATGGAGTTATATATCCAAAAGGTAATATGCTTATATGTAATGTTGGCGAAGGGTTAACAAGCACGACTCAATTTGTAATGAATCTAGTAACAGGCGCTTGGTGTAAGTTTACAGGCATGATTGCGTTTGAGTGGATAGTTTTTAATGATTCTCTATATTATGGCTCTGATCAGGTAGTTATGCTTGCTGATACTGGCTATACGGACAGAAGTGAAGATACTTCAGGAACTGCAAAGGCAAAAACTATTAAGCTAAGACATGCCTTCAACTACCTAGGCAACAACATAGCCAACAAGCAGTTCACGATGGCAATACCAACAATATACCAGAGTGAAGGTTTATCCCTTACGCTTGATTGTGACGTAGATTATACTGACGTTACGGCAACGAGCACAGAAACAGACACGACGGACACAGCATATAAACTTTATCAGCCTAGAATGGGCTTAATAAATCAGGTTAATGGCAGCGCGGTATCGATTAGAATAGATGGAACATGCACGACGAAACGAATAAGTTTGCAAGCTACTAAAGTTTTCTGGAATGAGGGGAATACAGATTAATTTAATACGAGGATTTTATGCCAGCATCACCTAAACGACAACCAATGAAATCAGTACAAGGGCTTTTATCAGCACCGCCACAAGCAAGACCGCCACAGACTGGTGGGCCTGTTTACGGTCAGCCTCAAACGGGCGGGCCTGCAATGGGGCAACAATTAGGCCAAGGCATGGCACCAACAGCGAGACAGGAGCAGCGCCAACAGTATTTAGCAACGCATCCAAATGCTAGGGGCAATCAGCCACAAACTCAAGGTCAAGCTATAGGGCAGGCAATGGGGCAACCTTCACAAAGACCACAACAACAGATGCCAGATCGCTACAATCAAGCATTGCAGCAGAGCGGTCAAATGCCTCAAAACGGATTTCAGCCAATGCCTAGACCAATACAGGGCAACGGTTTTGGCGCTTCTTTGCAAAATATGATCTATCGCTATCCTCAAGGACAGCAGCCTAATTTCCCTCAAATGGGGCAACAGTTGTCACAGGGAATTGCGGCCGGCGAGATCGATCCAAGTCAACAGGGTCAAATGGACGCTATGGCACAAGCTAGAGGTAACGCAATGGCACAGCAACAGAATCCAGGTCAGTGGCAAAATCAGCAAATGAACAACATGAATTGGTATAAAGGAAACGGGGGGTATTAATGGCACAGGGAATTACATCAAAGCCGCCCGCCCCTAAAAAAGACAAGTCTAGGGGTAAGGGTAAGGAGAAAGGACAGCAGCTACAAGGCTTAACTAAGCAGCAGAATAGGGTTATTAATCAAACTCAAAAGGGCGATCTATCTCTTGGCAAGTCAGCAAATCAACTATTACCAGGAATCAATGATTCGCTAGCGCAGCCGTTTGATTTTAGTCAATACAAAGGACCAGGAGCCGATGATTACAAGGGCTTTATAACTCAGCAGATGGGGAATTATAACCAAGCTTACGATGCGCGGAATAACCCCATATTTCAACAACAGATAGGCGACTTTGAGCAAACGATGGCTAATCGCGGAATTCCAATGGGATCGGAGTTATATAACCGCGAAAAATCAAGAATTGAGCAAAGCCAAGCAGATCAACGTCAGCAAGCTTATGCAGAGAATCAAGGCCAAGCATCACAAGCAGCTAACAGCTTTTTTAATATTGGTTCACAAGCAAATCAAAACAACTTTACAATGGACCAAAATCAGCGCTATGGCGGCCTAAGCGATTACACCCAGCTTATGGGCGCACAGTCAGGAATGGCAAATCAAAACTTGGGTTACTCTCAGCAAAAAGACCTGCAAACTCAGGGAGAAGCAAATCAGAGATACTTACAAGCGCATGAATATCATGGCAAGGGCGGCGGCGGTGGCGGCGGTAGCGATTACGGTGGCTTCGGATCACAACAAGCTTACTGGGATGCTCAAGATGCTAGAAGCAGGGCAAATGCTGAGTACGATTTGCAGTTGCAGCAAAAGTATAGACCAAAGGCTCCAAGTTCAGGATCTACGCTACTAGGGCAATTAGGCGGCGCAGTATTAGGTGGATTTGCTCAAAATGGATTTAAGTTTGGATAGGTAAATATGGCTTCAGTTCTAGATTACTTAGCTCAAGCAGCTCCAAGTCAAGAGGATTATCTTGCAAGTAATCCGTTATTTTCCGCAGGGCGCGGAATTTCTCAAATCCAACTACAACCGACAACAAACTCAGAAGCAATATGGCAGCCTCTGCTACAAGGTCTATTAGCTGGCGGTCTTGGCGGCTTTGGGCAGCGCCAGGCTAGGGATTCTCAGTTTCAAGACACTAAAGCTAGTCCGTTCATAGCATCCCAATTAAAAGATCCAGCGGCATTAGAGGTTAATCCATCATTAAAAGCCTATCTCTCAGAATCAGCGCCTGAATCATGGTCACCAAGACAAGCTAAAACCGACATGCTTTCAGCACTATTGACTCAGCAGAATATGCAGGATCAGCAGGCGAAAAAAGCAGATCAGCAAGCAGCTTTAGAACTTGAGCTAAATAAGCTAAGAGATCCTAGAATAATAGCGGCAAAAGCATTGCCAAGTGAATTACAGACAACATCAGACCTAAGTCAATCATTGCAATTTGTAGATAAGGCTATAGAATCAGCAAAAGCTCAAAATAATAACGGCAAAGCGATAATCGGTGGTTTGACGCAAAGTATACCTTTTATTGGCGCACCTAATAGCGCGAAATCCACTATCGATGCAGTAGGCGAAGCAATGATCGGACAAGTAGATAAAATACAAGGTCGCGAAACAAACAGCGATGCCAGAACGCGATTAATAAATCAATTTGGCCCTAAATGGTACGATAGCGATGCAGATATGGAGCGCAAAGGAGCAGCATTTAAAGAATATTTGAGTAGTTTAGCAAAATCTACGCCTATAAATAGTACTTCTCCCACGGCTGGTAAATCTATAGAATCTGCTCCAGTTGAGACTGGAGAAATAACTAAATCAGGAAAGAAAGTTTATATTGTTAATGGTGTTAAGGGCACTATAGATTAATGGGTTTTACTCCGATTGATAATAGCGAAATAGCTAGCCCTTCGAGTGCTGGTTTTACTCCTATTTCGGAAGAAGAGATATTACCATCTTTGTTGAAAAACCCTATAGATGCATTAACTTCTAAGGATTGGTGGACAACAAGGCCGTCAGGAGAAAAAATCTCCGCAGGACAAGCTGTTGCAGGCCCTTTATTAAGCTCCTTAGATATGATGACGTATGGTCAAGGAGATGAGATCGTATCCGCTGGAAGTTCTGTATTAGATTATTTAACTGGTAAAAAGTCGTCTTATAGCGATAACTTAAATCAAACTAGAGCTATACAATCGTCATTTAAAGAGGCGGATCCAGTAGCATCTACAGCATTAGAAATAGCATCATCGTTAAAAAACCCGTTATTAATGGCATCTAAGGTTGGTCAAACTGCCGGATACCTTCCAAAAGTAGCGCAGGCAGCAAAAGAGGCAGCGGCGGGTGGCTTAGCTTTTGGATTTTCGGAGGGAGAGGGTGGCTTTTCAAACAGAGTACAAAACGCTATCAAATCGGGATCTATTAGCGCCTTGCTTGGTGGTGGAATAACAGGATTGACTCAAGGAGCTTCTAATTTAGCAAATTCCTATAGTAATAAGCTTGCAAATGCTTCGCAGGAAACCCTAGAGAAAGGTTTAGGGGTGCAGTACGGGGAAAGAGCTAAGGGACTAAATAAGGTTAATTTATACGTAGATGAGGCAGGCAATACCGTACCTTTTGATCAGCTAGATGATGCTGTTGGAATTCAATCGCCAATACAGCAACAAATTAAAACTCTAGAGGATAGTGGTATTTTAACTAATGCTCCTAACGATGTTCAATCATTAAAATTACATGTAACAAAAGAAGGATCAAAACTAGGCAAAACTATTCCTCAGTTAGTAAAACAAGCAGATGAAGTTTTAGGAGAAACTCAAATAATGCCAGATTTTAAAGAAACAGAAAAGTTTCTTTCGGGCTATCGAGCTTCTACAAAAAATAATCTAGCAAAACAGTTTGACTCTATCATAGAAGATTACAAAACTATGGAAGGAGGAGGGCTTAAAAAGTTAACGAAATTTGTAGATCAATTACAAAAGGAAACCAACTTCGATCAAGCTACTCCAAAAGAAATAACGCAATTAAAAAGAATGATTTCGTATGATATGAGAAAGGCATCAGAGAAACAATTTGATACAGCATTGCCAGAGCTATCAGGGCAATTTGCTAAAGTAAATGAAATAGTAGCAGCCACTAAATCTATTGGCAAAACACTAAATAAGCCATTAGCCAGAAAAACACCAGAGATAGGCGATTATATAACAGGGGGCAGTTTGCCTATGACTGTATTAACAGGAGCGCTATCTGCTCCGTTAGGGTTCACGCCAGCGGCCACTATAAGCGGTGCAAGGTTATTGAAAAATGCAGTTAAGCAATATATGGAAGCGACACGACCTATATCAACGTCGGCAGCTTATAAGTCTCTTTCAGGAAAATCGGCGGAAGCAGCAAAGAGTATAGCAAAGATAACAGGCAAAAGCTTAATAGGGGCTTTATCATCTAAAGATCCAGTATCAGCAGCAATTAAGGAGGCAGAAAAAGTGGTCACTAAAAAAGCATTAGAAGCGCCCCAAGTTGTAGAGGTTAAAAGAACACCTCAACCAGATGCTAAAATCAAAGCGATAGAGAAGAAAATTGATTCAGATCCTATAGACGCGACAATATACGAAATGGAATCAGGAAGAAACCCGCTAGCAAAGAATCCAGAATCAACAGCATCGGGAGCGTTTCAATTGCTCAAGAAAACAGCATCTAACTTGGGCATAAAAGACGTTTTCGATATTGAGCAAAACTACAACGGATATTTGAAGTTAAAAGAAGAGGCTAAACCATTAGTGAAAGGAGGTGATCCAGAGGATTTCTACGCCGTACACTATTTAGGCGCTCCTACCTATAAGAGGTGGAGAGCAGGAAAGGAGTTGACGCAAGCTCAAAGCGCTCAAGTAGAGTACCTTACTAAAAAGTTACTACCTAAGTTTAGACGAATTTACGCACAAAAGATAAAAAACAAATCTGGGATGGTGGAAGCATGACACTAGTTAGCCTAAGACAAGTTGAAGGCAATGGATCATACCCGATGTGTCAATATGATCACGGTGCGTTAAGCGAGTTAATATTGGTGACTCGCTCAAATGCCGACGCGACACAAAAATTGGCGGTTTCAATGGACACTCTCAACCATTCGCATAGAGAAATGACGCGCTGGTTATTAATTGTAGTTTGCATCATAGCGCTAGGCACAAAAGCGGTCGAAACAGCTAAGGATATATGGGGTGCTAAGGTTGTTGTTGCGGAGACGAAATGAAGTGGCTTATAGATTATAAGGCGGCACCGAAATATGGGAATGTCATACTTGCGGAACACCCTGAAGGAATCGGCAGCGGCGGTTTTGTTCATGTGGACGGCTGGCCTATTGCTATACCTACTTACGATGATCTACTTGCGACTAAGCGATCACCATTTTGCAGACTCGAACTTGCATGGGATGATAATCACAGATTCGGAGATGATTTTGTTAGACTTGTACAGAATAACGCTAAGCTATCGCGGCCTTTATTAGAGAAATATCCACATATAGATTTTTATGTAGCTCCAGTTACAGAGCATAGACTCGATAAAAGATCGTGGGATAAGTTCGCCACAGTAACAGAAAACGAGCTTCGAGGCTTACGCTATCAGCTAGTCAATTCGCCATTAAGAGAGGGGTTTATTCACGACAGCTTGATTAATGAGCAACATGGTACAGACTTTAAGCCAAGAGGCAAAAGATTTGCTCATAGTTATGACGGCGACAATATTGTTGATTCAGATGTAACCAAGGACAAATTGCTACTAAAAAACGCTGAATACATGTCTGTGTGGAATTCTCAATTCAATGGCAATCGGGTAATCCAAGAGCGCGACGAGCAAGGCAAGCCAGTAAAGATACCAAGAGATAAGCGAAAGTTTTATGTTTCAGCTGGAAGTCAGTACGATTCATTTCTTTATGTTGCAATTAACGATAGAGGCGATATTCGCTTACCTCTTGGCTGGACTCTAAAAAGTCATGGCGATCAGCATAGTGTACCGCCACAAGGCAAAGATCAAAAGCCCGTCATAATTACACCAAAAAACGAAAAGTACGATCAGATAGTTTTTAAGGCTAAAAACGGTCAAGTTATAGATGTTGCAAAATACTTCGGACCACTAAACGAAAAGCCAAACGGTAAGTTAATTGGGCATCGTTATTATTGTACGGATTGGGGCTTTATCTTAAGCGAGAAAGCAAAGCGAATCAGCGGCGATCCAGTGGTTGAGATTTGGGTTAAAGGTAAAAGAGTAGGTAGATGTAATTTAGCTTTTCGTTCAGGTACTTTTAGATAATATAGGAGAATATTTATGTTTGAGTTTAAAGGATTATTCAGAACACTATCAAGCCTTGTATCGGTAGTGGCAGCAATTGCATATACTATTCCAGCAGCAGCTCCTTACGCAGAAGCTATCAGTATTATAGCAGGCTTTCTAGGCGGCACTGGAATCGTAAGAGCTACAGCGAGACAGATCGTTAAGTAACTATCGCTTTTCTGGCAGTAAAAAGGGTTTTTTATTGTATTAAGGTGATTTTATGTGGATTCGTGAGCAAACTGACGTTAATGCTTTTCGAGTTACGTGTGAAATCAAGAAGAATAGAGATTGGGAAGCGTGGGCGCTTCTTTCCGCTGATAGACACTGGGATAACCCAAAATCACTTTGGGACCTTCAAAAAGAACATTTAGAGCTGGCAAAAGAGCGTAGTGCTATTGTTATAGATGCCGGTGACTTTTTTTGCTGTATGCAAGGGAAGTACGACAAACGATCAAGTAAGTCAGCGGTTAGACCAGAACACCAAGGGGATGATTACCTAGATTCTTTAGTCGAGACAGCAGCCGAGTTTTTTAAGCCGTATCGAGATAACATGCTCCTAATAGGAGGCGGTAATCATGAAAGCTCAATCAAATCGCGCCATGAAACGGACCTTATCGAAAGATTAGTCTCCCAGCTTAATGTTGGCAAGAAAACAAAGGTATACAACGGACATTTTGGCGGGTATGTATCTTTTTGGTTTACTTTTGGAAAACTTGATTTATCAAGAGGCGGTGGAAATAGATCGGTAAACAAAATAAATCTTAAATACGTGCACGGGTGGGGCGGTGGCGGCCCGATTACTCAAGACATGATCGCGCAATCAAGAAGGGCTATGATGTACCCCGATGCCGATATTATACTTACGGGACACACCCACGATTCGTGGGTTATGGATAGGCAGGTGGAAAAGTTATCAACTAGCGGCAAGATTTCTCTCATGTCTCAAACAGCAATAAAAACACCTACTTACAAGGAAGAGTACGGAACAGGCAAGGGCGGCTGGCACGTAGAAACTGGCAAGCCTCCAAAACCTGTTGGAGCTTATTGGTTAAGATTTTTTTTCTCGCATAAATTAAATCAAGTAGATTATGAAGTCATCAGAGCGAAATGATAAATAGGACTAAAACGCACGGAAAATTTTACGACAACGCTCTCATATCACAGGGCATTAAACTTGTTATGCGTTCTCATTTTGGGTGGAACAAATTAAACTCAGAACAGCGTGAGGCACTAGAATATATTGCCGGTAAAATCTCGCGAATAATAGCAGGCGATCCGAATTTTAAAGACCATTGGGATGATATAATAGGCTATGCAGGGAGGGCGAACGATGAAAATAAAAATGCTGATAAGCTATGATGAGGAAGAGGTAATGCACAAAGAGCCGGAGAGGTTACTCAATGGCAGTAACTGTCGTTGCGCTCTCTTTGAGTTTGACCAGTGGCTAAGAGGCAAAATCAAGCATGAAGATAAGGACTGGCAAGAGATACGAGATCAGTTTTGGATTATCGTGAAAGAGTATGATGTTATAATGGATTAGTTATGGCCAATTGTTATACAAGACCACTCCAAAGCCTTTAACGTCTAAAACCTCAACAGCATTAACTCTTGGTAGATCAATCAGTAGATCGGCTAAATCTTGGCAGCTTGCTATTTCATACTGCGATGCAACATTGATCAAATCTTGGTTATCAATAGGTCCGCTCAATTCCTCTTGTCGCCAGATTCTAACGCTATAAATACCATACTTAATCGGCGTCATACTCTCACGCAATTTGCTCATATATTTCTTTCCTTAAATGGTTTTGGATCGGGAATATTCAGCATTGAATTACCCATAACCTTAACCTCGTTTGAATCGATATGCGTAACCTCGCCAGTGTCAAAAATGGTAACTACCCAGACAGAGTTTAGGTGTATTCCATAATCGATGATTAGCAGCGCGAAGCCTTCGCCTTTTGGAGTTAATACCCAGATTGGTGGGTTTAGTTGTAGGATCATTAGCTCCAATCGGGTGTTAATAGTCGTGTTCTATGTGGCAAATCTATCAAAGTGGATAAATAAACCCAAGATAAATCAATATCCTTAACCGTCATTTGCTCAGATACTATAAGTAGCTTTAATTGGATATCGTAGTTAGGTAGGTAATCGTATAAAATCGAATAGGAAAATAGTTTTTCAGAAGTAACTTGATAAGAGCCTTCTATCTCACAAGCAACTATAGTGTTTTCATTTTCAAGGTAAAAAGCATCGGGAATCATAACTAAGTAGTCACTTAATTCTTGTTTATCATAATCTACATGAGCGGAGCACAAAGATCGCACAGCTTCGCGGAATCCGTATCGTTTTAATGCTTTTTGCGTTTTTTTAAGCTGTAAATATATAAAACCTTCACGACTTTCTGGATCGTGATGATTATCAGCAAAATCAAAAGACTTGAATTTAACGCTCATTTAACACTTCATATTTAGCTAACTGTTTTTCTAGTAGAGCCTTAAACTCAGCTTCACTTATAGGCTCAAAATGAACAGTGCCATGCTTGGCTTCTTTTTTACCTTGAAGCATTTTGCTTACGCGCCATTTTCTACAAGGCTTTATCATTATATCTATAGGGCGAGGCACTTCATAATAGTACATTTCACGCGCTAGTAATCCGACTACTAAATAAAGATCGCTTTTAGATAGAAGATTTAGCGGTAAACCTTTATAATAAACTTCGGATTGAAGGCCGCTATCAACTGCTTTTTTTACATAATTTGCAAACTGCCCATCGTAGTATTTACTTATATGAGCAAGTACAATATGAAATATCTCACAAGAAGCTATGCCTAATATTAAAAACGCAAAGTTTATCATTTCACCTCTTTCTTCAGCTTGTCGATAAACTCAGCAGCGCCGCTGCCGGTAGTATCATTAAAAAGCTCATAAACGCGCAAAAACTGCTTAACAGTATAGCGCTTGTGAAGGCTTTCAAAAGCATCATAGCTCTGTCGTAATTCGTAGCCAAAAAACTTGATCAGCTTCTCTTTATCAAGCTTATATTTAACCCTCAATTCTTTTAATAGCTTCATAACTATTTGAAATCCTTAACTAATTAATCTTTGAAATATTTGCAATTAACTCTTGCAAGTAAGCATCATAGTCTATATGCTTACAGTATAGAGCAAGTAACACTTAATTGCAAACGGAGATTAAAATGAAAAAAATACTCAATCAAATAATAACCGACATGCAGGATCGCTACAACGCTAACCGAGACAGCGCTTTCCAGAACAAAGCAGAGATTTATAACACGATCATGGAGCTTCGAGAGCTTGCAGGGCTTGACCGCGACGAGTGCAAAGAGTGCGGCGCTATCGGCTCAAGCATGGTGAACGGCGCTTGCTTTGAGTGTGTCGAGGGTAGGGATGAAAGAGCGGGCAACGAGAGAGCGTATCAGATTGCGAAGGGATTTTAATAACAAACTAGGAGATCGAAAAATGGATAGAAAAACAATTGAGCGGTTATTGAATAATCGAAGTAATGCGGAGAGAGAAAAATACGCAAGCAGGGTTGATGATTCTGACAAGCTCAGAGCTTCGATAGCAATCGACGTTATTAATTTAATTCTTAGAGATATTGACTTCAATTCAAACTGCCTTTGTCGCGTGTGCGGTGAAGATTCTGGGGTTATCGGAAAGGATTCTGTTTGTGGCCAATGCACAGCCGACGAAAGAGACGAATTTCAAGAGCATGATGATTCTTACGGTTCCCGCCCAGGTGAGCGCGGATACAACGATTAATTTTAACAAACTAGGAAGAATAGACATGGAAATAGTGAAATACGAGGACAAGGGGATAATCGAAACGCTCAAGGCGACGGTTGCTCAGGGGCTTAATGACAGCGAATTTAAGCTGTTTACCGAGTTCTGCAAGAGCACAGGTTTAAACCCGTTTAAAAAAGAAATCTGGGCTATTAAAGCAGGAGGGCGCTTGCAGCTAATGACTGGCATCAATGGCTTTCAAGCCATCGCTAACGCAAACGAAGAGTATGACGGTATGGAGTCAGGGCTTATCACTCCCGATGGCTCGTATGCAACGCAAGCCTATCCAACTAACGATTTTATAGGTGCCTGGGCTCGCGTATACCGCAAGGATCGAAAGATGCCATTAGAAGCTGTTGCCATGCTTGGCGAGTACAAAAAGAGTACGCCAATATGGCAAAGCATGACGCGGATCATGATCCTTAAGTGCGCGAAGTCGGTTGCATTGCGTGAAGCATTTCCACAGCAGTTAAACGGGCTTTATACCGCTGAAGAGATGCCAAGCGAGTTTAGCGAAACACCAGCGGCGCGGACTGTTAGCAATATTGTAGTCGCTGAAGTTAGCGAGAAAAAAGCTAGCTATGCATATGAGATTTGGCAGCTAGATGAAAAGAAGCAAACAGCAGCACAGCGCTATCTAGAAGAGAACAACGCGCAGTTTGACGAAGAAACGAGCCGCTGGGTTAGCCCTAAACAGCTTAAGAGATTAGAAGCGTATGAAGTTAAGGAGGCTTAATCATGAACTTAAACGAATTATTGAAAAAGTATTATCTGCTAGAAAATGAAGAATCAGAAGTCACCGACAACTGGCAGGAGAATTTAGACGCAATCGGCGATCACATCAATGACAAGATCGAAAACTCATGCAAGCTGATTCAAGCTTTTGAGCAGCGAGCTAGCCTAGTAACTGAGGAAATTGAGCGTTTAAAGGGGCTCAAGAAATCGCTTGAGAGTAGAGCGGCCAGCGTGAAAAACTGGCTTACTTATTGCTTGGGCGGAGAGAACACCGAAACGGAGCTTTATCGCTTGCAGTTCAGAAAATCAGAGGCGGTCGAAATAGTCGATGAATCGGCTATCCCACCGCAATACTTACGCGAAAAGATAACCGTAACCCCCGCTAAAGACGAGATAAAAGCGGATCTTAAAGCAGGGGCAACAATACCAGGAGCTATTTTGAAAAAGAATATAAATTTAACGATTAAATAACTTAAGTTTTTTTAGAATCTATACGATTGAATATTCAATCTAATGAAGCCAAAGGAGGGC